GCATTATCAAACTCAATAAAATCATTTACACCATCTAAATCAATATATTTATTACTTTGATTTCCTACTGAATCAAATTCAGAGATTGGCACAAAATCTTCTATGTCAAATGACCAAAACTGTATGGCTTGTTCTTCTCCTGCAATTAATACTGTATTGAATTGTCCAGGTGTTGGGACATAATCACCTGTTTCTACTGCTTGAGTTGCATCTAATTTACTTTTAAATAACCTCTCAAAGCTGTTAAACTCATTACCTTTACCTCTCAATCTTAATTTATTTATTCCTAATGTATCTATTGTTGCCATAATTAACCCACTTTCAATTCATTTACAAAAATAGCGCCTTTTACTAGCCCATCTTGTAGTATTGCGTTTTCTCCTGCCTGTCTCCAAGCGCTTTCATTTTCGTCATATACAAAAGAGATATTAAATTCTCTCACATATGCCGTTCTGCCGTCATGTAAATTTTTAATTGTTTCAAGATCTGCTTTAGTCTCTACACTGGTCACCTCATTAGGACTTGCCCAATCATCAGAAGTGCCAACTAGTTGCTCGCCTACTCTCCTAAAACCTAAATCCTTCATGACATCATCAAGATCAGCAATTGCTTGGGCATCCTCTTCGGGATCATCCCATTCAACATAAATAGGTGCAGTACCTGAACTAATAGAAACAATCTCACCTGAGATCATTCTGTTTATTTCTTTTTTTATCTTATTAGTTCCAAAATCTTGCACATATAGAAAAGTTTTAACAGGCATTATACAATCCTTTCCGTACATTTTGCGGTTACTTCGATTAAGTTAGGTGAAGCGCCAATGGATAAGGCTTTTGTCACTTTGAGAGAATAAGTGTCGCCTCTATTGTATGATATTGGAGTCGGTAAAATAGCTGAGCTCTCAATATTTCCAGTTGAAGCAATAGAAACAGATAAAGCTTGATCTATACCATTTTTTTGTAACGTATAAACTATATCCTCACCATTTCCCGAAGGATCACCATGTAAAACAGTCATTGAATGAACATCACAATCTAAATCCATGACACCTTCAACTATTGTTGTAGTTGCTCCCGAATACCTAGCGTTATTATTTGGTAATAGCCATCTATCAACCGTGGTTGATTGAATCGTATTATTTGCAAATTGAAGCATAAAACCTTTACCGCTCTCTAAAGCTTCGAGTCTAAGTTGCGCATCATTCGCATTATTATTGATTTTAGTTCTTTGTTCTAATAATGTTGCTCCATTATTTAATGTTTGCTGAGCCATTTTATACTCCTTTCTAATCTTCCCAAATTTGGTTATCGTCCCAAGGGTCATTTAAGTAACCACTTCCATCATCTTGCCAATTATTTTCTAAAACTTCTTCAAGCAATAAAACAAATAATCTTAATTCGTATATTGTTGTCGTTCTTGTGCCTCCACCGCTTTCAGTGGCATAAGCTAATGAAAAAGTATGCAAACCAGCTTCGAAAAATATCTCTTCGACCATATAAGAAAATGGTCTTCTGTTTGTATTATCCTTAAATTCTACATTTAATCTCGGCACTGTGGCAGGTAATTGATTTACTCCATCAATTTTTGGGATATAATTTGCATCTCTATTTAGATTACCTGATATATTAGAGATCCAAGAAAAATCGACTTTGTAAAATCCTCTTTTTTCTATATCAATCGTAAATGTGGGTGATGTTGTATCATCAGAATACTCGACTGTATTTGGCAGCTCAATTGTAGTTCCACGTTGGGTTTGGTCTTTTCTTCTGTAAGAAGTTAACCCTGTAACAAGTTTATACTGACCATAACAACATTTGACCACGTAACATTGCCATCAAAAATATTGCTATTTGCAATGCTCACAAAATAACCGCTTGAAACTAAAGCTGAGGCATTAGGGCCTGCACCGCTTAGATCAATGCACTCTTGCAAGCAAGTTATATCAGTTGCACCACCTTTTATATTTACATCAAATGGATTGTTGCCAGTATATACTAATGATCCTTGTAAAGTTGCATTATTTAATATTACTGCACCATTACTATCGATAGCTATTGCAAAACTTGAAGCAATTATTCTTACAGAATCCCCATCAACTCTATTCCCATTAGTCGACTTGATAACAGGTCCAGAGCCTAAATTTGTAACCCTTACATTAGTATCTAAAACAACAGTTGAGCCACCATTAATATTTTCTAATTGAAAAACCCCATCTGAGCTAGAGCCTGAGCATTCATAATCACTAAACCAAGAAACAGTTTTTTGACTTCCTTGTTTTATCACTCTTCCTTCATGATAAAACCCTTGTATATTCACACCACCAGTAGAATCTAAATTTATTGTAATATTACCAATGAGTTTTGTTATACTTTCAGATCTACTACTAAATCCATGCACTGAAATAAATGGTTTTGTAATAGTTATATCTTCAGTATAAACACCAGGTAAAGGTAATATAACTGCTGGCAAACCTGCAGCTTCTGCTTCACTTATAGCTGTTTGCCAACTCTGATATTGAGCACCTTGGGATGCATCACCAACAAAATATTTTATCGGGTCTGCACCTCCACCAGTGATTTCAACCCACTTACCATTTTGACGACCATAAATTTTATCATCTTTTGGCGCGTCACCAATGCCACCACCTGAACCACCACGCAAACGAATCCAAGGTGTCCATTTACCACGAATTAAAAAGCGAATACGTTTTGGGTTGCTTGGTGGATCTAATTGTACATCTGTGACATTGTTAACTTTTAACTTAGGAATATTGAGGCCGATCCAATCACCCCATTTACCATTAGGTTTTTGGAATCTAACACCGCTAATGCGATTCTTATCATTAGTTCTCAATTGGTGATCAGGCATAAGTCCCATTGGACCGATGTCACCTTTGTTACCTGTTAAACCTGGCAACCCTTTTGGTCCCGGCAAACCACGCTCACCTCGATCACCTTTTTCCCCTTGATCACCCTTTTCCCCCTGATCACCTTTTTCACCTTGATCACCTTTTTCACCTCGATTACCACGAATAGATAATCCATCACGTCCATCTTTACCATCCTTACCTGGTTCACCTTGTTTACCGTGATGACCATCTTTCCCTGGTATACATAATGGAAGTAATTCGCTATTAACTTTTCCCTCTAAACGAGTAAATGTGGTTTTATAAATTGATTGAAGAGATTTCTCAGCAAATACCAATATCTGATTTAATATTTTTGCAACTTCGGGATATTGCTTCATCAAATCTTCTATATCAGCACTAACATCGCGTGAATTAATCATATAATTCAATGCAATAACACCATCATTTTCGACCTCTTGGCGACGCTCTGCATCTGTTGGGCTGAATGGTGGTGGTTTATCTATACCAGGGAGTTCTTGGAAAAAACCTCGAGGTTTTTTCAAATTGCCCTTTTTAGTCAACTGATCAGGTGCAACAATTTGTTGCATAGCCTTTTTTGATTTCTTTTTAGGTGTTTCGGACACACCTGGAATGTATGGAATAGCTACGCAGCGACAGTTTGGGTGTAGGGGTATTTTAGGTGCAATTTCATCAATCGTAAATAAACGACCATCCAAACTGGCACAATCGCGACAAACCTTACCATCTTGAGCAGTGCTCCATTCAGCAATAACAGTGACACCTTCAATGTTGGCAGCTTTTAATTCTGATATGTTACCTAAATGGTGAGCTCTCTGAATCTCTGTTCTTGCGATAGCCCTTGCTCGGGCTTGAGGTAAATCCAACTCTTTTTGAAGAATAGCAGCCATTTCGCGAGCATTTAAACCTGCAACTAAACCGCGACTGAAAGCCCCCGCTAGCTTGCCAGCCATATCGTCACCTAATGCTTGATAAGCGATGTTGACTCGTTGGTAAACCAATTGTAATTGCTCTGTCTGGACACCGGTCCCTAAAATTGGAAAACCTGCCTCACTAGCACCAGTCGCAACTGATATTTCGTTTTGAGCTCTTAAGCGACCTTTTTGGAAAGCTTCGTTAGCCTCATCATCAACAAAAGTGACACGACCAGATTCATCAACCTCTAAAACTTCATCGTTGATTTGGGAAGATAGCCATGATTGAAATGCAGTAACTTTTTCAGTTTCATTTTGATTGATAGTAAATAAGGGTGTTTCATCACCAAGACTAAACGCATTATTATCACGAACAGTCGCATTGATGTTTTTCCTCAATCTATCAAAATTGCGATTAACTTTATTAACCGCCTGATTAATTATCGTGGTTGTCCCTGAAGGATCACGCTTCGAGTCTGGCATTATTTGTCGTTTCTACTAGTTTAAGTTTTTCTTCTGCTGATTCTAATGATTCGGTATCTTCCTCAAAAACACTTTCTTTGAATGTTTCATCAATCGCTTCAACGATTTGTCTAGCTTCATCTTCTGGAACCATAAGAATTCTCGTTAAGAACTCTTCGCGTGGCATTACACGATCAGGATTAAGTGATGTTGTGTAATTCTTAAGAGCAAGTGAAAGGTTAAGGGCGATTTTAGACTGCTGCTCTTCATTTTGAGCATTGATAGATGGCCAAACAACTTCATAATCCTGAACTTTGTTTAAAATACCATATGCCATAAAACGATCAACCAAATCACGAACCCAACGCTCACAATCAAGATTACGACGTGAATCGATCTCACTATCCCATGCATCTGCATCTTGGGTGGAGGCTAATTCACCCGATTCACTACCAATAAGAATACGCATTGGGATACGTGTGGTAGCTGAAATGCCTTGATATTGTGTATCAACAAATGGGCGGGGGTCTGAGATTTGTGGAGCTAATGGGGTTGGTGTTACACCTTGGGCTTTTATGTACCTCTCTAGACCAAGCAGCATATTATCGATCTGGGTGTCCATTGCATCGATGTCGTCTTGTACATAATCAGCAGTTGGGTCAACTGAGAAAAACCAGCCAGGTAAAGCGCCACGCCAATACATTTCACCAGAACCACCGGTGATTTTATCAAGATCCTGAAGATAATTCATACAAGCTTCTTGACGTGGGGTTCCGTATATTTCACCCTCAAGGATATTTTCCGCAATGTGAACAACACGTGTGGCGTCAACGTCAATTGTTTTGACGTTATTAGGGATAGGTTTAACACCTGTGTTCCCATCGGAATCTTCAACAACTAAACCATTGGTTGGTGTTACACTTGCATTTGTTGTCTCAGATTGAAGCGTGTCGATTTGATAGGTAACTGGTTTGCCAAATCGCGGGGAGCTAACATTACCGTCGATCTTCAAAATATCAGCATGGTCTTGTCTGTACACTTTCAAGAAAAGAAGGTTTCTTTTCTCTGGAATACCTTCCTCATCAGTTTGTAATGGAACTGGTTTGTCAGGTTCAGAAGCGTTATTATCATCAAGGCCCATTAAAATAACAGAGTATTGGAGTATTCCTGCCAATTTGTCTGCTTTGTTGAATATATTTGTAATCCCAAATTGTCGTTCAAGTTTATCCCACTGCAAGGTTAAATCACTGTTAACCTTGCCTTTTTCACGCAAACCAATACGACCATTCCATGTGTAATCAGGCTTAATGTTTACAACAGTTCTACCAACACCCCTTTTGTAATAAGAAAGGTATGTTTCTAAACTTATCTCTTTGTTCCATCCAACTGAATCGTATAAGTCACGATCTCCATCAAACCCCATTCCCTGAAGAGTACCAAAATTACCGCGATTCGGAAATGACGACCCATTGCTATTAATTAAATAATTTAATTTCTCAATCTTGGATGCTAAGTTGACAACTTTTTCATGATCACCTTTAATTGTCTTTTGTGAATTGTTGGTGGTCAATTGAGAGCCACTTTTGCGACTCTTAGTCCTGGTTTGTTTTGTCATATATTAATCCTCAATTGCATACCTAACCATCTTTGCTGTTGCTTTTGATATTGCGTAAAATAAACACTTATCTTGATGACTATATTCTACAATTGATGATTTTTCCAATTGATCATTAGTTTGCTCTACCCATACATATGCGGTGTACTCTTGGGTGTCGCCGTCATAATCAATCTGGTGACTCAAGTTCCTCGATTGTATTTCCTTCAAAAGTAAAGCTACATCATGGGGACTTCTTGGATTCCAATAAGCCATATCGACTAAATACCGACAATATGATTTAACCCCACCCTCACTCAATTCCTCTTCCAAAACGCACTCCTAAAAATTTCATAACTAATGACTATTATAAACAGTTTTGATAATTAATCATTATTTTCTGTTATTTGTTGGTTTTGGTTGGCTCATAAGCTCAACGTATTCAGGGTCACTAACAGGTATAAAGCGAAGCGGTTTCTTGTATATTTTATCTACTAATTTAGAAACGGTTTCATATTCCCGCACTAAACCGGTTTCCAAATTAGCTTGAGCCCATTTGGAGTTTACCTTATTACCATCAGCATCCAAAATCATACCATAATCGCCATCTTGAGCTTTTACGATTTTCTTACTTGTGACAGTACGTGCCCCTTCTTCATAAAGTCTTTTTGCTTTATCCACTTGCTTTTGAATTGTTGGGTTGTGAGTTACCCAATGATCCTCCAAGCATTCTGTTATCCATTTTAAGGATTCTTTTAGTTCTTTTATGTTTTCATCCTTACCCTCAATAATTTTAAGTAAACCTTCTGTTGTAAGTGCTGTCATCACATCACCGCAAGTAGGAAGTTAAGAACCATTTTTACACACATGATCGTGGTAAGACAGATAGCAGCAATAGAAAAGAACAATCCATAACTACTAACTCGGGAAAGTGGCCAATTCGTACCTGGTGGCATTTTTTCAAGGCGACTCATGGCTTCGTTTTGTAGGGTTTCGTAACGTGCTAATTTTTTCTTTTCATCAGTTGTCATATTCATCTCCGTTGTCTTCAGTTAAAGTAAATTTCTTGCCACAGTTTTGGCACACCCCGTTTATTATATGGGTGTGTTCACATTCTTTTATGCTACGTGCGATCATAAGAGAGTCTAAACCACTCTTAACTTTCTCAAGGTCATCAGTGGATAATCTTTGAACAAAGAGTAATAAGCGATCCACTGTAGACAATGGGATACCGACATGGCGAATTGCATTGCAATGTCCACATTTTATTTGGTAGTCTCGACTTGGTAGGAATTCGCGCATTCCGCCATTACCACAATGGGTAATTTCTAGCATTTCCCGAGTTAATTCCACTTCATCACAACCACAGTCTTTACAGGTCGGTTTTTCGGTATAGCTAGCCATTAGGTTGTAACTATCCAAATGAAGCGTGATTAAGGTCGCAGAAAGCTTTTTGATTGTGAAGTTTATTAAAAACAAATTCTCAGCATCTTCATAATGCTTAAAATCAATAGCTTGGATAACCCATAGGCTTTGTTCGTATTGATGAACAAATTGCTGCCCACAAAAGAATGGGAGATCATCGTAAGTCTTACCTTCTGGCATTTCCCAAACTAAACCTTTTGAAGTTAAGATAAATTCAGACTCGAATGAATTGTGCCAATCGTTCCAATAATGAAAACAGTAATCACCATCTTCGCGCCAATCAATCCCTTTTCTTATCTGGGTCATTGTTTCTTCAGATACTTCAGGCATCGTAATCTCCATAGTTGATTTTTTTCAAAATTTCCTCTAAACCTTCAATCCCATAATAATGAGCTTCAACAAGATCAGGTAAATCGGGTTCGAATTCAGGATACCATTCTGGATTTCTCTCCTCAAAGACTTCATCAAGCCTTAGTTCGAGTATGTTCGGCTCGAACACTTGATGGAACTGATATCTTAACTTTGTCACTGGAGCAACTACTGAAATAATAACATCACCCTCTAAAACACCACCAAAATGGATAGCTAACGCCAAAACGTTGGAGAGGCTTTTAGCTCTGTCTAATTGGCTGTATTTTAAGTGTGGCCACATTTTACGTACAACATCACCGTCAAGCATAAATACTTTGCGATCCGGGTCCCGGTTAAGTATTTCCTCTTTAATGCGACTTGCTGATGTTGTTTTGCCTGTTCCAGGCTGTCCAGTAATGAAATAGATCATTCCTCTAATCTCCGTACTAATTCATGGTTATATCGTCTTAATTGAAGACAATGTTTAATTAATTGCTCTTTTGGCATCAAAGTGAGCTTCTTCTTAATATCATCGCTGCTGATTTCAGTAAGCTTCTTATTTTCCTTATTTAACTCAACAGCCCTGGAATGCAATTGGCGAATGTATTTCTCGACCATCTTTTTATTGGATGGTGTTAGGTCATCCAATAGAGCGATCATCTCATTTACTTGGCTCATTTCTTTGAACCTTTTTGTTTTTGCCAATTTTCTACAACATCACTAAACCTTTGCATTGATTCATCGCACATGGAGTTGATCTTCTGGTTGATCTCTGTAATATCAAAATGATTTGTGTGCATCATTATTTCTTTAACCTCCATTCACCGTTTTCATCATACTCAGCAAGACCATCCTCGACCAAGCATCGTTTCCAAACCTCGTTCGTGGTTACATGCCCGAAGTAGACCCCGAACATCACTAAGGTCACAATAACAACAAGAACAATTATATAATCTTTAGACTTCATCGCATATCACCTTGTAAACCATAGCATCGTAATCGATGTAAACATCTTTGACACAAAGGGTCATACTTCTGAAAATAAAACTTTCACCCTCTTGCGGATAATAACCAGGTTTGATAACATCACCAACAGAACGTTTACGACGATCATCATTTGTATAAACATAAACATGCAATTCCATTATACTTTAATCCTTTTCACTTTATTCAACCGCTTGGTGAATTCCTTAACACTTTTCCGATTCTGCTCCCGACGACTTTCCAAGCGTTCAATCTCATATGCAATAGCACCCTCTTTATTGGAGAAGTACTTGCGAACAAAGACATAGTACTCTTCATACCTGGTGCGATGGGGATTCTCGGTATCAAACCGATAAAACACATTGCCTGCAGCGCTCACCTTATAAACATACACTTCAGTAATGCGATCACAAAAAACACGATAAAACGTCTTACCAACCAAAGGCTTCAAAATATCCTTAAGTAAATGACGTGAACCATCCTGCCAAGTTTTAGCAGCCTCGCTTTTAATACCCATTAAAAATTTATCACCTGTATCAATCATATTTCCACCACCTTAAAGTCAATTGGGGTTAAGTTTGCATCTTTACTAACCGTTGTAAGATCACCGCTCATTAAATCAACCGCTAAGTACTTCCGATCAT